GCGTGGAATTGGCGTTTTGAGCAATAAAGTTACGCGCAACATTGTTGCGTGGAATTGGCGTTTTGAGCAATAAAGTTACGCGCAACATTGTTGCGTGGAATTGGCGTTTTGAGCAATAAAGTTACGCGCAACATTGTTGCGTGGAATTGGCGTTTTGAGCAATAAAGTTACGCGCAACATTGTTGCGTGGAATTGGCGTTTTGAGCAATAAAGTTACGCGCAACATTGTTGCGTGGAATTGGCGTTTTGAGCAATAAAGTTACGCCACAATTTTGCCACATTTGAGCCACAATTTTGACACAATTGAGCCGGAGGCTGATTTTGAAGAAGACCGAGTCGGATTGACCGACTCGGTCAAATCGGCTCTGTCGGTCAATTTGTCTGTCGGTCAATCGGTCAATCGGTGAAATGAAGATGATGAAGAAGATGATATCGGTTGTAATAGAGAAAACCAGAATTCCCGGTTTTCTCGCTATTAACAGGCTTAGATATTACCACTTAGAAAATGTTTAAGAGCAGAGGCTAGTTTTGACGAAGGATACGTGAATTCGTTACGACCCTGAATTACGAAATATTGAGAATTGATTTCCACAGGAATTTCCTCGGAGTTATACTTGATAACCTGAATTTCAGAACCGCATATAGAAAGACGATCTCCGGAACCAAAGAATTCCAACATATCTTCTTCGAGATACAGCCCTATTGAATCGGGATTTTCCCAGGAACCTGAAGGAAGAGCCTCTGAGATTACTTTAGTTTGGAACTTGTTGAACATTGTGAAGCCTTTGTAGCTGGGCGGTATTGCCCAAATATACACTAACACAGGGAGGTTGTGAGTGCTAGTCTTATTTGTCAATAATTCAGGTCTTCTTCATCTTTATCCTCATCTGCCAATCTCCTATCTGGACATCTGAGATCCTCATCTGCCAATCTCCTATCTGGGCAGATGAGATCCTCATCCCGAGAGTGAACTCGGCTAATTCCACTCACTTGTGGTTGAAGAATAGTTCAAGAGCCTGTGATAGACTGCCGAAGAGTGAGATTTCACCATACTCGCTGTTGAGGTCGGAGGCCCAAACGATAAGATAGAGGTTGTCACAGACAGGAGTGAGGTGATCTCCTACCGGAGTAGAGAGATGATCTTCTTCAAGTTGCATGTAACCCTGTGCAGATTGAAGAATATATTGTGGGTGACAACAGATGTCTGCTTCCTCGGTCGTAGTGAAGTTGCGTTTGGGAGAGTTAAGAATTGTGTTGATAAGAGTCATGGGAGCCTCGTGTATTGGGCGGTATTGCCCACCTACACACTACCATACGAGGTTACGAGTGCTAGTCTTATTTATCGCATCGGTTTTACAGAATGTCCTCATCTTCTTCTTCGAATCCGATCTTCTTCTTCCTCATCTTCTTCTTCGAATCCGATCTTCTTCTTCCTCATCTGTAGAGGGAAGATTGACGAGATGAAGAAGAAGATGAAGATTGACGAGATGAAGAAGAAGATGAAGATTGACGAGATGAAGAAGACGAAGATAAACAACAAGACGACAGTCTGACTGATTGACTCGGTCAAAGTCACTCGGTCAATTTCAAAATACGTTATCGTCCTCTTCTTCATCATCGGCTTTTTTCGGAGGAGAGACATCGATCGCCTTGGAAAATCTCTTCTCCCAATCATCGATGGAGTCCATCTCAGCAGGAGCGACCAGAACTCCACCAGAATGAGTGACAGCGACCTCTTGTCTATCTCGATATCCTGGGTCGTGCTTCTTGAGTTCCAGTTCGATTAGTCGGATCGGATAGATCGTCTCGGTCGTAACCAAATTGCCGAGTCGGTCATATGTCTCTTTCTCCGTGCCGTTGAAGACGAGGTCCTGATGATGCCCAATAAGCTTCTCTCGGTATTCCTCCTCTGCCATGAGCACAGCCATTCCGAATTCTTCATCATCTTCCATGTGGCGACGGACAGTTCCGGTCGTTACTCCTGCCCTCGCAGCTGACTCTCCCATTCTTCCCCATATTCTGTATTCGTCGAGGAAGATGCCCTTTCCTCTGTCGTCAAACTTTATGCGGACCATCTGGACTTTGGATCTCCAGATCCCATCTGCATCCTCGTATCTGACAATCTCAGCTTTTGATCCTCGAGCGAGGAGTGATCTGGGCCTCTTGGCGAGTTTGAATTTCCGATCGTGCTTCTCGGCGTAGTTTTCTAGTTCATCATCCCTGTCCGTCATGTGTGCCTCATCATCTGTACGATATGAAGAGAAGGAAGATCTCCCCAACTAACAATATCCCAAGAACAACAAGAACACCAGACATCTTTCTACCGACAATTCCATCTACAATCCACCCGATTCATCTGACAATACTGCTTCCTCTAGTTATTAGTCTTCCTCTATGCTCCGACCCCTTGTTTTTATTAGTTATTATACTCTTTTTTAAATATAAAGAAATATATATTAAATACAATACTGCTTTACCACCAGCCTCCCCAAACCGGCACCCCACCCCGGAGCACCCCAACCAAAAAACGCTCTAGTAACGTCTTATAACATAATGTCTAAAATGGGCATTTAACCCATTGTAATCATTACATTCATATGTTAAACTAAGCTCTTCAATTAAAGGTAAGGCATCATGAAACTTCACTTCAACCGTTTACAACCAGTGCGTGAGTCTGATGGACTCAACTATACGAGGTATCCGAGATATGTCGGCAAGAAACCAGTGAGATACGCTGACGCCCCGACAATGATCATCCAATGTCGACTATATCGTGCTATCCACCAAGATATCATCCCTCTTAGGGTCGGTATCGGCGACCTGCACGAGTCGTTGTTCAGTGATGTCTCACATATATCTACCAAGAAGAAAATGGGGCAGATCATTATTCAAGCAACGATCTACGAGCCGAGGAAGATCCTTGCTCTTGGGAATAACAAGACTGTTGCTATCTATTCTTGGGCTGATATACGGGATTTGAAGTACGGTCTCGAATGGATGATTTGCATCTGGCTCTGGCGTCTCCAGAATGAGGGATACGAGAAGACTGACCCAGAGTATATCAGTACCTCCGAACAGATGGAAGAAGAGTTGCGTCTTCTAGCTGAGATGAGAAGCTCAGAGTATGCTGATTTTGAAGAGGCGATGTATGGAACTGAATATCCAGAACCAGACTGGGAAAACATAATCCCAGGATTGGAGCCTCACGAAGTCAAGCGTTTGATTGACCCAAACAGAGAAGATCCACTGATGAAGTGGCGGCGACACTGAAGAAACGGTGAACATCGGCAGTGAACAAAGAGACGGGCTTTTGTCCGTCATCATAAGACACTTCCCACACGTCAGCGAAAACCGGATTGAACGTGCAGATAGAGCCAGACGAGTGATCACAAAGACCATACGACTGACGGATCACTCCGGTATGAGAGTCATACACCGGAGGACCTGCCGCCATATTTTCGACGAGCATGTTGGAAGCCAGATAGGCGAAAAGTCTGGCGGCAGAAGAGTCGTAGCCAAGTTGACAAATCATTTGATTGACCTTTATACAGAGATTGCGAATTGAACGGCTTGACGGGGGCAGGTGAAGATCTCATCACCAACAGAGATACGACCATCCTGATGCTCGACGAGGTGGGAAGCAGGAAACCATATGTGACCGTCGTCGAAAGCAGGAATGATGACAGCATTGCCTGACTGATAAGGCTGAGGCTGACCGACAGACCACGACTTGACGAGATGATAATCACAAGGATACATGCCCTTGCGGAGGGTGAGACGGAGGGCCGCTGTTACGCGAGTAAGAAGTTGCATGATTAAGAACCTTTCTGGGCTGCAATGTCAATCCTGCAACTCTACCTAGATGATTGATTATTTACGCTGGTGTATTCGTAGACTCTGTCACCAGCTCTGTTGATGAATACATTCAACACATCACCTTTCGCCCTAGGACAGTGATTTTTGTGGATTGTGATATCACCGTTTTTGTGGCATTTGATGTAGACCATCATTTGTTCGACTCCTCTGCGATGGTCTTGGACAGTTTCTGCAACTCTTTCGCCCAAGAAGTTACCTGACCTTTGAAGATCCCAAGTGTCGCTGGGTCTTCACTTATATGAAGAAGAGCACTTTCTGCTGCTCCAAGAGCTTCCATCAAGTGTGAAATGTCGAAATGTGAGATGTCAAGTTTCATTTGTATAGCCTTTCCGGGTGGGCACCATTGCCCACCCCTACGTTACCATACGAAGTGCAGAAAGCAACACCTAGAATTCAAGCCAACCCAACGTGATCTTGACTTTGTCGACGAACTCTTGGGAGGCTTTGATCTTCGCCGCCGACAAGTCTGATCCAGCGTATCCTCCGAATCCAGGACCATGGAATTCCCATCCTACTCCTCTCTTGCGAATCGTAACACACCCGAGAGGAGTGACCGCTATCCACTCCTGCCCATATCTGGCGAATTCAATACCGTGAGACATAGAGTGCAGCCTCCTTCAGGAAAACTCCGTAATCGAACTTGGAGATCAACGCTCTGGCCTCTTCTTGGGCTTCGGGAAAGCCAGCCGTCGCCATGCGACCAGCGTCCACACAGAGTTCGGCAATCTCTTCATCGTTGAAGCCTTGGGTATCGGAAGCGATGTACTCCGACACGACAATCAAGGCATTGATGAGATCATCTGAGAATATCATCACCGACATCCCTCTGTGGACAGATCGTATTTGGAACCGAAGGTGATGGTATTCATCAACCGACGAGGCTTACCTTTTTCAAAACGAACGACACTCATAGTATTTCCTCCTCAGGAATAGTAGGGCTGACGCAAGGGAAAAGAAGCGTCAGGCAGAGTTTCGGTGAATGAACGAACACCGATGTTTCGTTCATCTTTGTAGATTTCTCGCAAAACGACTAAGTAATTTGTCGCCTCGGTCAAATTCTCGAACACGCGAATTTTGAACTCGTCGGTCCTGACTCCGGTTTGATACCACCAGCCACCTTCTTCGGGACCGCCGTAGGATTCATCTGTCTCGTAGACACCGACTGACCACCATTTCGCAGGACGGTCTGTCACCCAGATCATCACGTGACCTTGGTCACAGTATGTCCCGTCTTGGTCCGTCTCGCATTCATGAAAGTCTATCTCGCGTTCACACAAAGTGCAGCGGAAAATAGGAACCGTTTCAGAAAGATAATTCATTTGCAGAACCTTTACTGTGGGCGGCATTGCCCACCCATACGTTACTACACGAGGCACAGAGTGCAAGTTCTTAATATCACGCCGGGGAGACATACATCTCCCCGGCGGAACAGACTCATCAGATAATCCGCGAGGACCAAGGCTCAGGGCCGTAAAAACGCGCCCGCCTGACGTCTGCTGTGGGTGTTACTAGGCCACCCCCCACCGGGCCAACTCCATAATGCTCAGAGGGCGCTCTGAGCGGCTCTGACACGCATCCCCGCTGGTACAGTGCCGGGGTTTGTGCAAGGTTTCAGGCTATCTACTCCTACTCTTTCCCAAACACGACGAACGAGCTTACGTTTCAAATTCAGGATCTTGTATCTGCGCTCTACAATACCTGTCTTCTTACAAACTCTCACAGTCCCCATCGGGCTATATGCCCAACGAGGACGGAGGTAGTTACGAATGAGGCAGATCACTCTGCTGCTCTGGCCTGCAAGCACACGAGCTCATGCGCGAGGATAACCGCTTTGAACGGCTCCTCGTGGATCTCCAACAAGAAGTGTTGGTCAGGATCACGAAAACTCACGCAGACCACGCCGTTCTCTTTTCTCCAGACAAAGAAATCCATGCAGTCGACTTCTCTGATGTATTGATTGAAGAACCACATCACCTCGTTTTTGTCGTTGAGGTTCGCGATGACAGCATTCTCTCTCGTCATCGGTAGCATAGCCCAGAGCATCACACCCATTTCTGTTTCTCCTTCAAGAATTTGCGCCATTCCTCTTGGGTCGGCGGCTTTGTGATCAAACGAAGGGCTGCATCAATATTCATTGCGGAACTCTTCGTTCCAGGCGACGATCGCTGGGTCATAACCGTTGTCGGTCCCGTGTGCTTCGTCATACTCACGCTGTGCCTCCCAATTCGGCTGTTCTGCTAGACGTCCAATCTCACGATCAAACGAGTCGCGAGCGGCTTTGTAATCCACGAACTCCGAGAGCCACGGCTCATCACCGTCATGGCTCTCCTCGTAAACGGAGAACGTGCCGTCAAAGTGAGCGATCAAGGCATGGACTCCGTGCCGGTTCGCCATGTCTTCTACGGCGAACGGCTCACCAAACATTCCGCGCAAATCTCTGATGATGTGCTTTTTCATGCCAGAAACCCCGCCATACCTTGCTCGTAAATCGCAAACAGACGAGCGGCCTCGTTAAGGTCGACGTCAACACCCAACGTCATGGACATCGTGCCCCAGAAGTTGGACATGATCCGAGTCTGTGGGTTGTATTGAATGACGAAGTCATCTAGAGGGTCTTCATACCAGAGGTGGTGCGGGATATCACTTGGAGTTCTCTTGATAAACAGTTCCATTTGCAGAGCCTTTGCTATTGGGCACCATTGCCCACCCCTACGCTACCATGCGACGCACGGAGTGCAAGTTCATAATGTCCAACAGAAAAACCATCCGAAATCTTTGATCAAAGTCGGGATTTTATTCCATCCAATCCTAAAGAATGGTTTACGATAATAAAGATGAAGACAGAATCTACCTACTCTGAGATATAGAAAACAACTATCCGGTGATTTCACTCGGGAGACTCCAGTCTTCGTATTCGAACATCTCGGGGATCCAAGTCTCTAAGATCAAGATAGTCTCTAGTTGATTTCTCTTGTCAAGATCAGGGCGGAACAGAACACCTACGCGAAACCTGAGCTCGCCTTCCATCAGATCCTGGGAAATACGTATTCCTGGAAGATGATGTCCAAGATCAGGGCCGTTGTAATATCCTTTGAACTCGAAAGGACCTCCATTCCATTGGGTTCCTTCTCTATTCCAGAAACCAACTCTCAATCCTGGATGAATATTCATGGTGCTGACTGACCCACCCACGAAGGAAATCCTCTTCTTCTATACGTCGGTGCTCGTTTGTCTGTCTTCCATCTTTCCATCAAGTATATCTGATACGAAAAAGGAATGGGTAGATGAGAGAAGTCAAGATCGAGTCCGGCGTTTCTTGCACTATTTTGGAACGGTAGCATAGGCCCATCAGGTAGACAATCCCCAAAAGATCCAATATATCCCAGCCGATTACTGGCTGCATGGATCTTATCATATCTGAAAGTGTATTCCCGCGCTACATAGTGCGCGTAACTTAGGGTCCATTGCCAGTTCGCCCGCGTAGCGCCCACCCAGAGCGTCACTGGATGCCTTGAATGGCTAGGGCGGCATAGTAACCCCACCCCGGTTTCCCCAACGCTCTGGCATGGCACTGACAGCATCATGGTGGCTTCCATTAAAGCACTTCCCAGACGCTTGTCGTCAAGCATCTGGGCTGCTTCCTTGGGGTTCTTATCCAAGACGAACAAGTTCACTTCACATATCCCATGTCCAGAGAGACGAGGAAGTCCTCGATCTTGTCGAGTTGACTCTTGTTCGTCTTGGATGTTTTTGCCACCAGTTCTCCATACATGCTTTTGCGAACACGAGCGACGGCGATAGATGAGATGCCAATCTCTTCACCAACACGAACATCAGTCCAAGATGTGTGATAACGAACACCACCGTCCACAATATCGAGAATTTCTTTCAATCTGATATTGCATTTGATTATCTGCGCAGTAGTCGCGACTTTACGCTTAGTCTTGTTCATTTGTCATTTCCATTCTCAGCGGCGTCTTCGAGCGCGTTGTTGAGGATGTCTGCTCCATTTGGGAACAGCATCTCAAATTGCTCTATGGTGATTGAAAGTGTTTTGACCAGACCGTCAAAGATGATCTCGATCTCCGATACTTCCCATTCGGACGGAGACCCTGGATCATAGAGTTCCGGAGGGCCATACTCTCCGGAAGGTTTTACCTCCGGGGAGACGCACGTCATTGTGACAAAGACGTTCACTGTTCTTGGCTCGTCGGCGATGTCATTCAACACCGTCAAATCTTCGAACTCAAAAGAATGATCCATCAGCCTTGTACTTTGTGAAGCTGACCGTCGACGTTGCGTTGATATTTCTGACCTCGGCCGGTGCCGATGACACCTCTTCCGTGCAGACCGAAAGATTTATGTGTCATCGTAGCCCAAAAACCGAGACGAGTGACGGCGTCGTAGACGAGCTCACCTTGCTCTTTGGTGAATTTGTCGCCGAAGTCGTCTCGGTCAAGTTTTTCAGCACTTATATAACGAGTCATTTCTGGTCTCCCTCCACTGACATGAGTGTGACACCTACCTGCATCATGCAGATAGACGCTGTTTTCAGAGTCACCCAAGAGGGAAACTCAATCTTGTATTTGTTCTCGGGGCAACCGATGTCAGACTCTACGCTGAAAGCACCACCTTCTTTCGTGACGAGCTCGGCCCAATAGAGTTCGCCGTAGGAACTGGCGACCTCGATCTTTTCTGCTTCTCTGATGCTGAGCTGATCTGATTCGATGAACATCAGCTCCCAGAGAGGGTTGTTCTCGGACAGGTCAAACCCGCCGCAAGGAACAAGGATACCGCGTCTCATCGTTGTGCTCCAATCTTCTTGTCGTACATCGCCTGCAAGTCGGCGTGTGCAATCTGCAACTGCCCACGCTTGTAGGTCTTGCCGGTAATCTCACCGGCCTTGCGCAGCATGTTCATCGGCGTGTACGAACTGTTCGGCTTGATGCCGGTTTTGACATACAGCTTGATGGCAGACTTCAATGTCACAAGTACAAAGTTATCAATATCGGTTGTCATTGCAGAACCTTTGCTATGGGGCACCATTGCCCACCTAAACAGTAGCTCAAGACACGGCAAAAGACAACAGTTATTTGTCGGTCATGTAGAGAAGTTTAATGCTCAGCTTTCTGTTTCTACTATGAGAATATCCGAACTCCGGAAGAGGATAAGTCCAGTTCACACCAGCGATCTTCTGACCAGCGATAAACTTTCTGCTCATCTCATAGGCGACCTGATCGAAGGTTCTTTTTATCTGCTCTTCACTTGGGTATCCCTGCTGAACGATGTCATGAGGACAAACAGTGTGAGATTCGGTGAAGACTAGCCGACCTCGCAGCCTCAGTTCAATGAACAGATCTTTGTCTGTCATCTTGGCGAATTTTTCTGAGTCATGGTCATGAAACAGTGTGAGTTCTGCATCATTCACAGTGGACCCCAATTCCGTACAGCAATCTCAACGCGGTCTTCGCCGCCGACTGTTGCTTCGGCTCCACACTCAACGCATCTCATATCTTTTTCTCATCGTTGAAATTGATAGGTCCATCAATGGGAGATATCGCTATCAGGCAGACTTTCACTTCAGCTATTTTCGCAATCTCTTCTTCCCAGTAAAGAATAGCATTTGAGTCTATCGGACCCCGACGACCGAAAAGCATCCTTCCGAAAGTCCCACTTTCACCTGCGTAGGAAACCATGTAATACTTCCATTCTTCACTCATCGTTCTGCTTCTTTTCGGTTACGTCTTCCAGAAGCTCGAAAACGAGAAGCTCTATCTTGACAAATTCACCGAATGAATCGTGAGCTTCTTGTCTGGAATGTCCATCCATCCAGTAGACGTTGCCATCATCGTCTGTGATCCTCATCAGATATTCTGGTGTCATGTTTTCCACTTCTCGGGTATTGGCATGATATAATTTGGGTGATAGTGACTCACCATCACCCACTCTTTGTTAGTCATGTAAACAAACCAGTGATCTCCAACAACACCGATCTGCTCACACTTGTAGAAAGCCATGTCATCACCCTCGCCGAAGTAATGTGTCGCACCTTCTGGAGCCTCGACTGAGGTAATGACATTGAGTTTCATCGTTTGATCAGCTCCAGGATTTTGTCAAACAGGAATTGCTGCATTCCACGAGTGCAGTCCGCAAAGCCCATGCGATTGTGGATCCACTCTTCGTAGATAGTTATCGCCAGGAAGTCTCGACCATTGGCAAGACACTGTCTGCTGAACCGCATCTTCTGTCCATCGGCAGTAGCATAGACGTTTTGACCAAGGCTCTCGACGAATGTCAGATCTTCTGGCCTGACAGTGCAGTTCAAGACGTGAAGCATTTTGCAGGCATCTTCGATGACTTGCAAGTCGTTGCCGCGAGGAAAAAAGACATCGTAAAGTTCGTCTTTCTTGCGAGCTTTCTTGAGCATGGCTCGCAAAGACTCTTTGAGATTGGTGTTGTCTTGCTGCTCGGCGATAGCATCAAGGAACATTTCACTCGGCTCATAAGCATCGCAGAGCATCATGTCGCTCTCAAATCCCTTATACTTGGGATCAATGAGCTTCCTGCAGAATTCAATATCTGTGGATTTCGGCAATCTCGTATGCAGCTTGTAATTCGCATCATACAAGCTCGCCAAGGTGCGGTCTTCGGTCAACTTCATGCTGGTGGTGAAGTTGTAGGTGAACCGGGAACCCTTGAGCAGTTTGTGAACTCGAACTCCACGGTAGAACAGATAGTCGCTTTTCCCATGAAAGACCTCGATCCCATCGAGAACCAGCCACGGCTCTCCTTGTAAAAAGATCTTGCCACGGTCGCCGTGGACATCATCGATTTGTGGACCACTCACAGAGAAGATCGTGTCAGCAATCTGCGCATTGGTGCTGATGACGCCGCCTTCATCGAGACAGTTGGAATAGAGCTCTCGGTATGCCTGCCAGACCTCCCAGTCGCGGCCGAGGTCGGTGGTGAAAGCGAGCTGCTCGTCGTTCATCATGACGAACTTAAACGTCACGCCGCGAACTTCTTTGTCACGTGTGGAAAATGTGACGATCTCACCACCTGTGATCAGCTTGATGACATGACCAGTGCGAAGGAGGGTAGCAATCGCATACTTGAGACCGGTGCCAAAGTAGCCGATGGCGGTATCGGTCTCTTTGACATGCAGTCCCATTGTGCGGATGAAATCAAGATCCATCACACCGGGATTTGCGAAGTTAACACTCATGGTAGAGCCTTTCTATTTGGGCACCATTGCCCACTTATATAATAACGTGTGACCTAGCGTGTGACTAAGTCATTTTGTCATTTTACGACTCAAATATGTCGTCAAACAGACCGCAGAGTTCAGGTTGTGGGCATTTCATTATGATTGCCTGAGTATCTTTTTGCTCTCCATAAGCCAGAGTCTCAGCTTCTTCGTCTGTCAACGTAACACACCAAGCATCTAGCTTGACGAGGTCGCTTTGATCTACTCCCTCAGCCCCCATGACGTCATCTAATCCAGAAAGCCATTCTTCTTCTGGACAGAACGCGTTGACTAAACCGTTGTCGTAAGCGATCAACAGAGCGATACGCTTAATTCCGGGATAAGTGTCAATGATAATCATCTCAGCACCTTTAGCCTTTCTATTT